GCCTGCATTGATAGCCAGCACCTTGCCCGCGTTGCCCGTGTAGCTCGGCAGGAGGTTGATGCGGGCCGCCGTGACCGTTGTGGCGTTCGTGCCGCCGCTGCTAATGGCCAGTGTGCCAGACAACACATAGTCGCTACCAGAGAGGCCAAAGCTAAGACCAGTGGTGCCAGCAGTGACGTCGCGCCAAACCGGAGTGCCGCCGCCGGTTGAGAAGAAGACCTGGTTGTTGCTGCCTGCCGGCCCCATATCTACATTTGAGCCATCGCTATAAAGGATGGCACCGGCAACAGGGCTTAGACTGCTGCCGGTGCCGCCACGGGCCAAGGGGAGCACTCCTGAGGTTTCCGTGGTGTCTGAGAGGTCAACAGCCGGGTGAACGTGATCGTCACGCGCAGCAACCGAACTTGTACCGGCAGAGGGTGTGCCGCCCGATTGAGGAAGGGCAGCGGAAAGGGTCAATGCAAACGTGCGGTTAGCCGAGAGGTCTCCGCCACCAGTTAAGCCAGCGCCAGCGGTAATTGTGCGGCTTGTCGGAACGTATCCGGTCAGGCTGATCGCCGTTGTGGACGCAATCTCTACGCGGCCCTTCGCATCAACCGTAAGAACCGGGATCTCAGAAGACGAGCCGTAGGTGCCAGCAACGACACCGCTATCAGCGAGCTGGCTAAAGCCAACACCGCCAGCAGCAATAGAAATGACGCGGTCAGCAGACAGATCGCCGCCGCCAGTGAGACCACCGCCGCCAGTAATCGTGCGGCTTGATGGTACAGCGCCGACAGACGCGATGTTACCGAAGCGGACCTTGTAGGTGACGCCGTTGAGGACATAAGGCAGGTATCCGTCTTGGCTCAGCCCATCGTACTCGGTGAGCTGCGAAATGCGTGTCGGAACCAGATTTGAGGGAACTGATGTCATTTACGGCTCCAGATATTCTTCAAAGTCCTCGCTGACGAGGAAGTAGCTATCGTCTTCGGTCGGCAAGCCGAGCGGATCTGTACCAATCGGCGTGTCAGGTCGCGCAAACAAAAGCGCGATCTTCTCCGGCTGCCGGGCAGGCAAGCGGTAGGGATCATACTCGTCGCGATCTTCGAGGCACACCTTGAGGCCCGGATAGTTCGGGTCGCTGTACAAGTCGTCCAGGCTAAACTTACGGCTGCATCGGCCACAAATGCCGATTGCCAGTGTCGAGCGCCCAAGAGTGTTGAGATATATGCCCATACTACCTCGTGTACATCGCTATGTTGGGCGCGATCGTCATCGGGCTGTTGTCGCGCTCTTCGGCCTGCGCCGTGTAAAGCGCCTGCTGCGCCTTGGCATCGAGCATGCCAATCATACCAACCTCGACCTCAACGATCTCCATAGCCATCTTAGCGGCCAGCATTGAGACAATCGCCTCATACCAGCGCTGCGGAACCTCGAGCTCCTGCGTCATGGTACCAACGTCCATGATGTAGCGCTGGATCCAAATCACGAGCTGGGAATAGTCTGCGCCGCTGTTGGGGACAGGCCACAGATGCATGACAGGGTTAGGAATGACGCGATCGTACCAGTATTGCAGGGAGCGATTGCTCTGGAAATACTTGTTCGGCAGGTTCGTGTAGTCGTCGCGGTTCATGCGCGCCAACGGGATCTCGGTCGGCGTATTGCCGGTATAGATCTCTTCGAAGACGAGAGTGCCGGTTGTTGCCCGCACGCGGAAGTACGGCGTAGCAATAGAGCTTTCGAGGTCGAACCAAGTCCACTCACCTGATGTGGCCACTGGGTTCTCAGTCTGGATCGTCTCCCAGACAATGCTATCGGGCGAGCGCTCAAGCGCGATCGGCACTGATGCGGCCAGCCATTTAACACCGACTGTTGTCACGAACGTATCGCCACCAAACGCAATGGTGTGCGTGGTCGATGTGGTCGTATTGACGCCAGAGACGGTTTGAAGCTGGCGGAAATTGCTGTTCAGGATGTCAACGACCTTAGTGTCGAGCACCACATCACCAACGCCGTCATAAAGCGGGATGATCTGCTTCTCGATGCACCACAGTGGGGCGCCCATGTTAGCCAGGTCGGAGAGCAGCAGATAGAGCTGGTCGTTGGCAATATCGACGTATTCAGCCGTTATGCTTTCGGCAGGCAGCTTGCATCGACGGATGGCGTTTTCGATCACCTTCCGCGTGTTGAATACTGTTTGTGATACCGTGTTGCTGTAGGCCATCAATCCTGCTCGCTGGGTTCAGTCAGCAGCCTACTAGCTCGAGTAGACATTTCTGGCCTCGGGGTTATACAAGAAGTGGAGGCCGACGGCAAGTCAACCTCCTCAATTCCCCATATTAGCACTTACCGCCTTTAGGCATCACCGAAAGTCCGCCCATAGCGCGGCGGATCATTGGGCGATTGCTGTGTGCTGGTGCCATGCTTGGGCCGCGTGTCGGCGTATGCTTAGACGCCACTATATCACCTCGGTTCATACCGCCCATGAGCGGGTTGCCAGATGATGGCTTTTGCGGGCCACCCTTCGGCATCGTGTCTACAAAAGTAGACTTGGCGCGCGGTGCCGCAGCCATATTAGCTTTAGCTTGTGTAATCACGCTGCCGAGTTTTGAATTAACTCCACCGCCCATATTCTTCTTCACCGCCTTCTTTGCCATACCATCGAGCACCTTTGATACAGCCACCGACGAGGGGCCAACAGGCTTTGCCTTCTTAGCTGGACTGGTCATGCCAAGCTCTTCGTTCGTCATGCGGCGGCCAGAGGCGTCGGTTGGGCGTGAGGACACACCCTCGGATGGGCGGCCAGCCATGCGGCGATCTTCTGCCGCAAGCTCAGCCATCGTTGCGCGCTTGCCCTTCTCGTTAAATACGCCGCCGCCAAAGCCCTTTTTCATAGGCTTTTTCGCGCCAGCCTTGCGAGCTTCGCTCATGGCAATCGCCACAGCCTGCTTCGGGTTCTTGACCTCTGGGCCTTTCTTTGAGCCGCTGTGCAGCTTGCCTGACGCAAACTCGCCCATGACTTTGGCCATCTTCTGCTCGCCCTTGACACTGCCACCCTTGGCGTACTTAGCCACCAGAGCGGGCTTGTTCATTGGACCTTCCCCGCCTGGCATGTCGGCGCGGCTGACAGTCATGCCGCCGTTGGCAAACTTGCGACCCGAGGTGGTGTCGTAGCTGGTCTTCGTGGTGTTCTTGAAACCGTCCATGTTACTTACCTTTCTTGCGGGCCGCAGCCATGTTATCAATTAAATTCGGGTAGGGTCGGCCAGCCGCCTTGGCGCGTGCCTTAGCAGATTTCTTGCGCTTGACCGACAAGTCCTTGGGCTCGCCGAGATCCTTGGGGCGCTTCTTGTCCCAAACGGGCTTTACAGCCAAGCCGCCCTTTTTGAAACGCGTTGAGATTTTAACGCCATACCCCTTCGGTGCAGCGGTGCCAGTCAAAGTGCCCAGCGTAGACCGAGGTTGGCTGATAGCAGTAGGCATTATCTGGGGGCCCATAGAACGGGCCGGTGCGCGCATAGGAACGGGCACAATGCTACCACCGCCGTCAGAGCCGCCCCCGCCAAATCCACCACCAAGGGGGCCTCCGCTAAAATCGCCACCGACAAAGGCATTCTCGCGCATCATACGATCTAACATAGCGGCATCCGCTGCGCGACGCCCGCTTACAACGATTTCTTCCGAGGGCATACTACTTACCTTTCTCCGCGCTTACGGCACGCTTGGTTCAACAGTCCCATTTGCGCCTCGCTTTATTGAGCCTGCTCTCAGGGTCCCGCGCGGCATTAGGAAACATTTTCGCCTGTCCGGCAGACCGTGCGCAGAAGCTCTTGCGGCGTGCGGCTGCCTTGGGTGACTTCTTGGCCTGCTTGGCCGAAACTGGGGGCTTGATGTCTTGGCCCTGCGCCTTCAGAGAGGCGCGGCCGACCGCATTTAAGCCGCCTTTGGGGTTCTGGCCCTCTTTACGGGTCCAGGCGCCGCCGCCTTCAGCCATCGCCAAACCGCCCTTTCGGAACGGAACGCGCAAATTGGCGCCAACCGCCTTTTGCTGCGGTGAGTAGGACAGGCCGGCGCCAAAACCACTCGGTGCGTTGTAGTTTACGCCCACGTTTTGCATACCGTAGGGCATGTTCTGACCGCCGCCGAACTGAGCATTAGCCGAAACACCACCGCCCATAGGCATATTTACGCCCATTTGCTGCATGCGCTGATCAGCCTGCATGCTCATCGAGGGCGTTGGGCCCTGCGGCTGCGGCTGGTAGTTCACGCCTGGCATATCCATGCGCTGGTTCTGCATGACGCCGAGGGCGTCGTTAATCTCGTCCCGCGCCCGAAGTGCTTTTAGGTCGAAGGCGAAATTTTCAAGCATTAGGCAATCCGCTCAGCAGCGAGGATGACAGACGGGACTGCCGGAGCAATCGCCCCGGCGGCGATGAAGTCGAGTGTCACAGCCGCGTTCTCAGGCAGCCACATGATCTCGATGTACTGCGCCGCCGTCACGGTTTCGTATAAGACGATCTGGGCAAACACCGCCCCGCCATCGGCAGCCTTGGGGATGTTCACAACGCTGGCAGAGTTCGCAATGTCTGTGCCGTTCTTGCGGAACCAGAACGTCGCGTCGTGATCGTTGGTGTCCGTGTTTTTGAACTGGATGCTCGGCGCGAGGGCGTAGGTGCCAGCCGCCGCGAAGGTGATGCGCGTCGGGTTGCCGCTGCCGTCATTGGCAATGGTGATGCCAACGGTCGGGGACGTTACGGTGTTCTCGAGCTTGACCGCCGTAGCCGCCGACACACTGCCAGTCTGGTCAGTCGTGCTGTTGGCCGAAATGTACGCGCGGCCGGCGAGCGACAGGAACGGCACCGCATTGGCGCTGTTGCCAATGTCGCTCGCCGCCACTTTCTTGCTGGTGCCGCCTTGCACCGTCTCGAACAGCTCCGTCCCCGCAAGAGGTGTGGTGGCTGCTGTGAGATCCGTGATTTTGACGTTAGCCATTATTCTTCGCCTTGGTTAGGTGTACAACACCACAACGGTGCCCGTAGAGATTACAGTCAAGCCGTTGTTTGCAGCAATCCCATTGCTACCAAAACTAACAGTGTCGCCAGCAGTGGCGCCAGTCTTGGTGTACAGGATTACGCCACTTGCGGCAGATGCGTTGTCGTAGACAGTCACGTTACCAGCGCCAGTCACAGACAAGCCAAAGAAACCAGCCGGTGTGGGCTTGATAACTACGGTGGTGTTGTTGACCACCTGATAGCCTAGTTTATCACCTATCATGTTGAACTCTCCTTCAGCTAGAAGGTGGCCGCTCAGACCCAAGGGGTAGGAACTGAGCGACCACGCAACTTATATCACGTCGTTTGCAAAAAGCGATATGCCCTAAGCGAGGGTGCAACCGTAGTTGCTGACGATCATCCAGCCGAGGGTGGTCAGGTACTGAAGGACAATCGTGTCGCCCACGTCGTTGAACGCGATGGTGTTGTAGCCAGTCTTGGTGGTCGGTGTGAGCGTGCCTTCGCCGCCGTCAACAACCATGATGATGGTCAGGATCTGGCCGTTCGCGCCGTTGGCCAGCGTCAAGGCGTCAGTGCCCGTGGTGGTCAGGCGGACAGTGCCAGAAGTGATTGGAACAGCGCCAGCGCCCGAACGGGTCGTGACCGTGCCGAACACGCGGCCGGTGAGATCGCCAGTGACGTTACCAGTGATGTTGCCAGTGATGTTGCCGGTGACAGTACCGATGAAACCGTTGGTCGATGTGACTGGACCAGAGAAAGTTGTAGAACCCATGTTCATATCCTTTTGCACAAGTCGCTCACCAGTCTGTGCATCGTCCTCTGGGAAGGTCTGGCAAGCTAATTAACCCAGTGGCTTGTGATATAGCACATACTCACGTGCCTTGGCTAGTAGCTCTATGCTGTCGTTAAAAAGACCTAAACCACGATTGCAGTTGGAGCAAAGCAGGGCGCGAATTGCGCCTGTCGCGTGGTCATGATCGATGGCAAGATCCTTGGTTTTGCCAGAAGCTTTGTCAGGCGAGGTCTCAGGTTGGTGGCAGATGGCGCAGACGCCGCCTTGGGTGTGCAGCATCTCTTGGTAGCGCTGAGCGTCAACGCCAGCGTGCTTCCATTTGCGCTGCTTGATGTAATGCGCATGGCATAGGTCTTTGGCGTAAAGGTGATTGTCGCAACCATCTATCGTGCAAATGCGCGCAGGCTTTTTGCGGTCTCTGTACATCGTATGGCCATACCGCAAGAAGCGCTGGTAGTGCATCTTGCACAGGCCCTTGGCCTTTACGGGATCTGCGCACCCATCTTCGGCGCACTCAGGAAGCTTGACCCGCTCCCGTGATTTGATGGGCGAGAACTCGGACCCGCGCATCCACTGTGAGTAATGCGTTTGGCAATAACCGCGCGCCTTGTGAGGCCGCGTACAACCATCGAACTGGCAAATTGTAGACATAAAAAAAACCCCCCTCGGCTTAGGATGCTGTATCCTTATACCGAGGAGAGTTCTTTTTCAAGCACTAATTAATGGCGGAAAACCGCCAATAATCACACGCCCGGAGTACCATAAATACCGCGGGGGTCCGTCCATCCGAACGCATAACGTTCTGTCGCTTTATAGCGCATGCTGTCGGTTTCGAAGTCGCCTTCCATGGACTTTTCAAGACCACGACGCATGGCGAGCTTCAGGCCTTCAGGCGCATCGGTCTCAACCCACCAAGCGGTGGACGAAGTGATACGCGAGAGGTTGGCCTGACCTTCCGCCAATAAACCCATAGATTTCACAGGGTTAATATCGTTGTCAGCAGTACCAGTGCGGAGAACCGACTTCAGCAGAACCTCAGCCTGGAAGACGTTGCTAGGACCAGCGACAATCTTCTTTGGCGTCAAACGGATGCGCTTGCCGTTGTTGTCAACAGCGTTGCGGATCTGAATGAGGATTTGCTCAAGCGACGTTTGCGACAGAGCCGCAGCCGTGTTGAGCTGGTTGCTGAAGGTAGCACCGTTAGCAAGCGGGTGGTTGGTTGCCACAAGCGAAACGCCATCGCCGCCGACATACGAACCGTTGAATGCACGGTTCAGAATGTTTGCGCCAAGTGTTTCTTTCGTTTCGATCAACGACTGTGCAAGGTGACGAGCATAGGTCTGACCGATACGGATGTGGTCGCCGTCTTCGACGAGCACCTTCGTCAGCGCGAATGCAAGGCCGTAGACCTTGTAGACGTAACGCTGAATGAAGAGCAC